TGGCCTTGATCTATGTGTTTTTGTCTTTGCGCTGCTTGAATGACTATCTCTTTTTGAGAAATCTCTCCAAAGGTTTTAAACACAGCTTTCTCTTTTTCCGATAGAAAGTCCAAGTGTTGAACAGATCCACCTTTAACCAGAATAGATTTCCAAGTTGTTTGAGTGTTCTTTTTCTTTTCTTCTAGTAATTGTTCTAGATATGGATTCTTGTAAGTGAATTTACCTTTAGCTAAGTCTTTAGTAAAATAATTACTATTAAGTGGCTCGATAGAGGGTGAGACTTGGCCCAAAATGAAAGAGCTAGAAGTTGTGGGAGCGATAGCCATCGTAGTCATATTTCTTTTCCCATATCCCTTTAGATGTTCTGGCTCTTCAAATAATACAGCTAATTCTTTTGTAGCTTTGTCGCACTTTTCTGAAATGGTTTGGTGGATTTCAGAATTCAAAAACTTAGCATCCATACTCTCAAAAGAAATCATTTTTGATTGCAAGTAAGAGTGCCAACCCAATACCCCCAAGCCTAAAGCTCTCTGCCTTTTGGCAAAGTTATGAGAAGCTTGCATGAATGGGATATTCTCAGTTTTCTGGATATATTCCTCCATTACAGCGTCTAAAAAATAAGTCAGGGTTTCTACGGCATCCGTCTCTTTTATCTCGTCCCATTTCAAGAGATTAAGAGATGACAGACAGCAAACAAAAGACTCATCCTCTGAAGAGTGTAAGAAGATCTCACTACAAAGATTAGAAGCGTGAATTTTAAGACCCTTATCTTTGTAGGCACTGGGGGCATTGGCATTAGCCGTATCTGTGAAAAAGATATAAGGATAGCCCGTTTCAAACCTTTTCTTAACTATACTAGCCCAAATAGATCTTTTCTTCCGATCACCATCAAGCATAGACCTCATCCACTCGTCAGTAATACAAACGCCAAAGGACATTTCTTGTATTGGATTGCCTTCCTCTCTAATTCTTAAAAACTCATTTATGTCTTTATGCTCTACTGGTAGATAAGCGGCAAAAGATCCTCTTCTTACGTTGCTTTGCGAAACAACAGAAGTGACCTTATCAAAAAGCTCCATAAAGTGAATAGGTCCACTTGATGTTCCACCAGCAGAAATATCTGCGCCTCTAGATCTCAATCCACCGAAGTAAGCGGATGTGCCCGACCCATGTTTAGTCTGCATACCTACTTCAGCCTGTTTATCAAGAATAGCATCCATACGATCTTCGATATAGACACCATTGCACGATATAGGGAGACCCCTTTCTCTGCCAAAGTTAGCCCAAATAGGACTCGATAAAGAATAAAATCCTTTAGAAAGATAATGCTCAAACTTTTCAGCAAACCCTTTTACTTTCAAAAGCTTCTCAGCAGCGACAGCAATGTCATGCCCTCGTTGCTCTGCTGACTCTCCAGCTTGCAAATAGCCTCTTTTTAAAAAATCTCTGGAGTCCTTGTTAAGCCACTTATATTTTTTCATCAAAAAAGATCGTCAGCATCAAATGTTTGCGAATTTTTAGAATACTCTACGGGACGAGAGTGAAAGAAGTCTGTAGCATTGTTGCCCATCAGTTCTTCTTCGAACCACATTGTATCTTCCAGAAAGGAAGTGTCAACTTCGAACGCAGAAGAAAACCCGATTTTTTCTAAAGAATCATTGATACGATTTTTGATAAACTCTTTTAAAATATTTGCGTTTAGACCTGTCTCGTTAAAACCATTTACCATCCAATCAATTATCTTGCTTTCTGCTACGAAAGCAGCTTGCGCCTCATGAGCTATCCTCTCCTCAAGCTCTTCATCGAAAAGATCTGGGTGCTCGCTTCTAATAGTGTTGATAATCTTGATACCAGCAAGCGCATGAATGTTTTCCTCATTTCTGGTATACTTGACTTGCTGCCCAGTATCTTTCAACACATTCCTGTAGCGATTAAACCAGTTAACAATGTAGAACTGACTAAACAAAGAGACATTCTCCACAAACAAAGTAAAAAGAATTAGCGCGTAAACATACTGCTTCTTAGAATCCTTGTAGAACTTATGGGTATACTTCCTCAAATATTTAACACGACCCTCGATGAAATCTAGCTTCAGATTTTCTTCAAAAACATCCTCTAGCCCCAAAACTTTTAGAAGTCTCTCGTAAGCGTTATTGTGAATCACTTCCACGTTAGCCATAACGTAACCTAAGTCGGTCAAGCTCGGATGAGGCAAGTTGTCTCCCAACTTACTCCAAAACTTCTTGACAGCGACCTCTATCTGCCCAATCGCAGATAAAGTCCTGATTATCATCTCTCTTTCATTATCATTGAGGTTCACATTAAAGTCCTGAATATCACTACTAAAGCTAAATTCTTTGTCGGTCCAAAACCCATTGTGCATCGCCTCGATGAACTCCTGCGCCCACTCGTAATGGTCGGGCTTCCTTGATACTTGCTCTTCAAAAATCATCTTAAAGGAGATTACACTTACAGAGCATTGCCGTCATCGTCAATGGAAAAATTTATGAAAATTTTGTTTTGACATCCTAAAAGCGCGTGATTATAATTACCGTGAAACGGTTCTAAGACGTTTCTTCTTCTTTTACGATTTAGTAAGGTAATACGTTATCGCTTACTATTACGTTTTATAAATATATTATAAAATAATGTATTTTTTTGTTGAAAAACCAAAATTCGTTTTTATGATGAGTTTCAGTGCAAAGCGATCTCACATTAATTGACAAAATAAAAAGCGAGAACGACGATCAGAGCTTGATAGAATTAATAGATAGACACTCTGGGATTTACCATACAATGGTTAACCAATATTTATCGTCACCACGATACAGCATCGACAAAAGACAGGCTGTAAAAGAAAAAGATTACGTAATCTACAATTCTGCGGTTAGCTTTGACCCAAACAGGAAAACAAAGTTTTCGACATATTTAGCAAATCAAGCTAAATGGAAATGTCTCAACATTCTTAACAAGAAGAAACGCGAGAATGAATATTCCATAGAGGAAATGTCTTTTAGTCAAGAACCCTCTGATGACTCGTTTATAAAGCAAATAAACAAAGAAGAGGCTTTTTCTTTGTTCCAAACTATTTTAAATAAAGAAAAAGATCTTAGGATTAAAAAGATAATTGACTTAAGGTATAACGTGGACAACAATAAACTCACCCCTTGGAGAAAAATTTCAGAATCTCTTGACATGAGTATCCAAGGATGTATAAACATCCACAATCGGTTTATTAACAAAGTAAAAAAAGAACTTAATTATGTTTAATTCAGTAACAGCAGCAGCGTATCTCGTAAAAGATCCAGAAGTAAGGAACACTAAGTCTGGTTCTAAAGTAGTTAATCTTAGAGCTGGTATCTCATCGGCAAACGCAAAAACAAAATGTTTTGTAGATATCGAGTTTTGGGACAAGACCGCTGAGATTGCGGAAAAGTATCTTACTAAAGGTCGTGAGTTTATGGTGCAAGGAGAACTTTGCATGTCTTCTTGGGAAAAAGACGGGAAAAATTTTAGTAAGTATTTTATCAGAGGCAAAGATCTTCAGTTCTTGAGTTCTAAGAAGAAAGAGGATTCTGGTAGCGAGAGTCAAGAGGATGATATTGAAGTGCCCTTTTAATGAAATTACTTCTAGAGGCTCCTATAAATAGGTTAAGCTTTGGTAATGTTTCATATAACTTTATCAGAGAGCTAAAAAAGCTAGATGTAGATCTAGGAATATTTCCTATTGGTGATCTAAATCAGCTAGATCTATCTGCTTTTGATCCTGAAGAGGACACTAAGCAATACATTGAGGACTGTATAAATAAAAGATGGGACTATCTAGACCCTTTGGTGCCCTCTCTAAAATTATGGCACCTTAACGGTAGCGATAATAGAAAAAACCCATCTCAATACCTTTATACTTTCTATGAGTGTAATCAACCTACACAGATAGAAAAACAAATAGCTCTTGTCCAAGACAAAGTTATCTTTAGTTCAAAATACGCAGCAGATCATTTTAGAGAGGCTGGGGTAGAACTAGCCATGAATATACCTCTTGGTTTTGATAAGGACTTCTTTAGGACAGAAAAGACATATCTAAAAGATACAATCCATTTTGGGTTGATGGGTAAGTTTGAAAATAGAAAGCACACTCAAAAAATCATCAAAGCTTGGTTAAAAAAATATGGTAACAACAATAAGTATCAGCTTACCTGTTGTGTAAATAATCCATTTTTTAATGAGCAACAAATGACAGGCTTAATAGCTGACACTTTGCAAGGTAACCATTACAATAACATAAATTTTTTGCCGATGTTAGAAAAGAATGCAGAAGTAAATGAGTTGCTTAATTCTATAGATATCGACTTGACTGGACTGTCTGGGGGTGAAGGCTGGAATCTTCCTGCTTTCAACGCTACCTGTCTTGGTAAATGGAGTGTAGTTTTAGATGCGACATCTCACAAAGATTGGGCTAACAATAATAATTCTATATTAATACAACCATCTGGTGAGATTCCTGTGCAAGATGGTGTTTTCTTCTCTGCTGACTCAACCTTTAATCGAGGGACTTTCTATACTTGGAAAGAGGATGAGGCTATTTCAGCTATGGAAAAAGCTGAACAAAAAGCAGGACAACTTAACACAGAGGGTCAAAAGTTGGCAGAAGAAATGACATACTCTAAAACTGTAGAGCAAATTTTAGCTGTAATTAACGCATAAAATTATGGCATAAATAATGTTAAGTATTAGTATGAACTTAATTGAATCATTTTTTAATACAACAGATCACATGAAAACAGAACATCCAGTCATTGACGCAGGAGACGTTTACAAAATGGAGCTAGAGTTAGCTGGTTTTGGCAAAGAAGATGTTAAGATAAAAGTTCTTGATGATATTCTATATGTTAATGCTAAAAACGAGGACAGATCACAGAAGTTTAGGTTGCGTTTGAATAATAGTGTTTCAGACAAACACATTGATGCAGTTCTTAAAAATGGCTTGCTTAAACTGACGCTGCCTAAAAGAGCTGTAGCTGAAAGCACTGAGATAGAAATAAAAACATAATGCCTATTTACGTATATAAACATCCAGAGCGTAAAGAGTATAAAGAAATCATTCAAGGTATGAATGATAAACATGTCTATTCAGAGGATGGCGTTGAGTGGAAGAGGGTGTTTCTTTCACCCAACGCCTCCATTGATAGTTCCGTAGATCCTTTTAACAAACAGCAATACATTGATGCCACATATAATAAAAAAGGAACTGTGGGTGATATGATGGATTTATCAGCTGAACTTAGCCACAAAAGAGCAGAGAAAGCTGGTGGGCTAGATCCTGTAAAAGAAAAGTTTTATAATAACTATTCTAAAGAGCGCAAAGGGGCAGAACACCCAAACAGGGTTAAAGAGCGCGGCTATGAAAGTAAGAATGTTAAGATAGAGTATGACTAATAAGCTGACCCGCTTATTTTCAAACCTTCTTTCTCTGTAACCTTAAAGCTAAACTGGGCATCGAATGTCATAAAATCGTTAACAGGTATACCATAGTTATAACTGTTAAGTTTAGCGTTTTCGACTTTATAGATTAAATCTTTATGATTACTTGTTGATTGGAATTTAACTTGAAAGTTATAATTTTTATCGCTATCTAATACTCCAGTCATTATACCGCTATCTAGTCCTGAAACTAAAGATGACACATTGAATGTCCCATTTGCTGGTAGTTGAGCTTTTCTTCCATAAGCAAAATTGTTACCTAATCCATAATTAGATACTCTAGGTAAATCTACTGACATATCTAGAGATTGGATAAAATGAACTCCGTCTAGATTTTGGCCACCTACTTCTAAGTTTTCTAAAGTCACAGCTCCACCAGTTCCAAGTGGATCAACTAGTAAAACTTCTCTTGGGTTTGTAATATCTGGATTTATTTTAAACAAAGACCTACCAATGTTATTAGTGTTGCCACTAGCTAAATTTATTGATGGAAGAGTCATAGATGTCCCAGTAAGTTTTTCTGATACAACATTAGAACAAATAAAATTATTTGATACGACTGGCATCGCTCCAACTGAATAGTTCAAGCCATAAGTTGTGGGGAAACAGTTACCAAAAGCTATACAATCTAAACCAGATAGATTCATTAAGCTATCGTCGAATGTCATCTTATCAAAAACATCATTCCCTTGAACTGGGTCTACTATTACATAGAAATTAGTATCAGATTCTGAACTGCCAGAAAAAAAGTTTTTAAAGTTGGTAACAGCTAAAGCATTAACAAAATTGCTATTAGCTTCATTAGATGCGGAGACTTCTGGTATGTATGAGAAACTTAATTCTACATCTGGCTGGAAGAAAAATTCTCTAGATACTAAGTCTTGACTACCGACTTGTTTTAAGTCTTGTCTAGGCAGCTGTATAGAGTAATTGAAATCTTGAACAGTTTTGTATACTTTACAGTCAAGATTAGAAGTAGAAAAAGCTTGTCCGTCTTGGACTAGCACAGCTACATTATTACTATTTATTATGTTTCCAGCCATTTTATGTTCCTGTTGGGATTACACCAAGTGGGTCTTCTACAAGATCCACTGTTAAGTTGTTAGAATTAAATGCTACCCAAGTATGAGTCCAAGTGGGCGCATAATAAACTTTAGGTCTATTGTAAACTGAAGGTATTTGGTGTTCAAATCTTCTATAGCCGCCCTTTCTCTCTAAGAAATGGATCATAGATTTTAATTGATGATCACTAATGTTAGAGAATGTATAACTCATATCAAAGGTAGAAATATTATCGTTAGTCTTTAACCTTTGTCTAAATGAGTTTTTATAATTTTGTATGTCAGCTTTTATATCAACATTGTTACTAGTGCCGATATCAGGCTCAAAGAAAAACTTTTGACTCCAAGCAGTTGACGCTCCAGTAGGACTATTAGATTCATTTGATGAGTGATCACCAGAACAATAATAAAAATTGTCTAGCTTGTTTTGATTCACGCCACTAAATACAACATCATACTTTTTATAAGATGTAGAAGGAGTCCAACCCTGAAAGGATACATTAGAAAAATTACCACCAGACCAATTTAGTAAAGTAGGAGCGCCATCCACGGCTATACTTACTCCTACTTCTAGATGCTGGTTGTTAATAAAATTAACGGCATAATTATTACAGAAACCAGATAAAGTTTTGTAGGTTCTTGTGTCTGGAATAAATTCTATCTGTTTGTTACCAGATTGATTTTCTAAAAATGCTACTAGCTTTCTTGCGTTTGTTTCATTTACATCATACCTAACATTAAACTCTGCTGTCAAACTATTGACTGACAATGGTATTGAATTGAAATAAAAATCATCTGTTACATAAGCGTTCGCCTCAGAGGAAAAACGAGCCTCAGATCCATACACTGGAGTCAAAGACAGATCATTTAATTCGCTTGGAACTGTTACTCCTGAGATATTTAAATCTCTATTATAAAATAAACTCTCGCTCATTATAGACTTCCTACATAATTTAAAGTTAATCTTAATGAACCATCAGCAGTGGCATTAAGTTGTTCTGATACTAAAACGGGAGTAGGGATAATATAAAGAAGCTGTGTAGCTCCAGCTCTATTAGCTACAGTGAAAAACAAAGAAAAGGTTCCTTCTCCATCTTTTCCAGCGGTTAAAAAATTATAGCCACTTCTTGGCATAGTATCATCTACCTCAAGTTGAACTTGGGCATTGAATTGAGTAGGGCCAACATATTTTACATCTGCTGGATGCTCTGACCCAATTGTATAGTAAGGCTTATAATTTACATCAGCACTATAATCAAAACCTATAACCCTATTAGTGGTGCTACCTTTGCAAGTCACTGAAATGTCTCCTTGAGTTGGTGTAAAAACAGCAGCCACAGTCTCTGTTCCTGATGCGCTAGCTCCTGATCTCAGTTCATCATAAACAGCAATATTATAATTTGCTTGTGGTATAGCGCCGATAGCACAATTAACTGAAACATTAGTAACATAACCACTTTGAAAACCATAAGCAGCCCCATCATAATTTAAACTACCAGAAAATGGACCTGTAAAACTACCTGTCGGTGCCTGACTAGCAGCATCTAAATACGCATTTCCTCCAACAAGATTTCTAGATATAGATAGTGTTTGGGATATAGGGCCACCAACCGTTGCGACACCGCGATGAAAACCTAAAGGTTTCGATATGTTTGCGGCATTATTATACCCTATATCTATGGAATTTATTCCAGATACCTCCGAACCATTTATAAAAAAATGTGAGTCGTAGTTTAATTTTGATCCAAACATTTTATACTCTTCTTAATGATCCACCTAATCTTTTCTCGTCATCAATAGTTTGTTTTACAACATCTTTGATCTTCTTAGCTAGTCCTTGTTGTTGTTCGTCACCACCACCCTCTTGGTTTTCTGAGCCATCAGAATTTACAGTGATGTTTATCACCGTTTCTCCACTGTTTTGTGTTACAGCTATAAGCTCGTCCAGTCTTGCTACGACAGCCTCTTTGCCTTCGCCGCCGCCTCCACCAGCGTTTGCAGCCGCTAAGTTACCAGCGCCTATTCTCTGCGTAGCAGCAGCGTTCATAACAAACTCACCACCAGAGAGCATACTAGGAACATTATCAATGCCAGCTCTTGGAGAAACGTAACCACCAGTCGCTCTTTTCAATGGATCAGGCAGAGGCATTCCCTGAAGATCAAGAGGTATAGTATCAGTGCCATCAGGATTAAGCATAGGTAACACTGGATAATCGAAATCAAAGCCACCTCTACTATCACCTAAGTCTATTATATTTTGTGGTGATATACCTGATCTAGCCCCGAGAGAACCTCCTCTACTCAACACACTTGAAGCGCCACCGACAGGCAGAGCGCTTAAAATTGATTTTTGATTTGGGTTAGGTTTCGGAATTTTATTGAAAATTTTGTTGGTGACACCTTTTAAAGCAGTTGCCGCTACCAATCCTATAACTGAAGCCAATAAACCTTTTCTTTGCTGTTTGGCTCTTTCTCTCTCTTGTTGTTCTAATTGCTCTTGTCTTACAAAGAGTCCAAATGCTGCGCGTTTAGATTCTTGTTCTCTTTGGAACATCGGGCTATTCGCACGACCAAAGGAGGTCAACCTGCCGCTTTGTGGTTCTAAGGATGCAAAGCCTAAGCCTCCACCACCACCTATGCGATCAAAGGCACCTCCAGTAAATGATTGTGTAGCAAAGCTGAGTAAATTAGATTTACCTGTTATAGCTCCTTGTCCGAAAGTTCCTGGGGTAAACATACCGCCAGTCTGCATACCACCAACACGACCAGCGTTAAGAGCTGCCATAAACTCAGGGCCGTATCTTTGCACAGCGCTTTTTCTCATCACAAACTCACCACCAGTTAAGAGAGTGGGAACATCATCTCTTGTTCCAGATCCACCTCTAATCATACCGCCAGAGTTTTTTGTGTTGTTAAAGAAATCTGCAAAACCACCCATTATACCCCCGATACCTGTGCCTCCGACTATATCATTTACAGCACTTTGCATCAATGCTTGAGACATCATGCCAGCAAAGTTAGCTGCCGCACTCATAAGAGCGTCTCCTAAATCACCACCTCTAGCAATGGCATCAACCATAGCTGAACCTATGTTTTGAGCGAATGTTTCAGATGCAGTAATTAAGGAATCACTTAATTGGTTTGTTTCATTTAGTCTTCTAAGATCCGATAAAGCTTGACCTTTATCTGTGGTCATTGTAATTATACCTCTTTCATCTCTTGAAAAGTTTCTATTAAAGAATTCTCTTTGTCTTCTTGTATTCTGCAAGATTCTAGCATTACCAAAAGCACTAGCTCCTGTTTTTCCTCTAAACCTTTGTTCAGCTCTTCCTGTAAAAATAGAGTCTGCTTGATTAATTAATAAGTCTGAGAGATTTTGAGTTTGTAAATTTTCCTTTAGTCTGAGCGCTGCCAGATTTAGTAGTTTAGACGAATCAGCTGCTCGATCTAGTTCGTCACTACTAATTTTCAAACCACTTTCAACACCTAGTATATTTTCAATTAATGCGCTCAAACCAGCATTTAAAGCTTTGCTCAAAGCAGGATGAGTAACGATTTTATCTGTGACAATTAATGCTTTAGCCAAATCCTTTCTTGTTTTCTCTAACTGTTTAAGAGTTTGACTAGTTGTTAAACCGCTAAAGATTTCAGAAGCAGTCTGACCAAATAGATTATCCATCATAGTATTCATTGCATCCGAGCCTCCTAAAACTCCTATAGCTTGACTCGCAGCGCTTCTATCTAGGTCTCTTCGACCTAATTGTGTTTCTAGATCGCCTTGCCTGATTCTAGATCGCAATATCTCTAATTCAGCAGCTCTTTGAGCGGAAACATTAGGTCTAGCATTCGCAAGCGCACTTTGTTGGAAAAGAAGTTCTTTATCTATAGCTCCTCTATCTTTTAAATCTGCGGTTGCTCTGTTAGCATTAGCCACTCTCTCTGCTTGTTTAGCTGAAATCTGTAACAATAAATTTTCTACTCTGATCTGTTCGTTAAGATCTTTTTTCGCTTTTAATCTGTCATTATCAGTTACTAAATTAGCTTTTGATACTGCCAAAGCATCAAACAAGCCATCTATCTGTCCTCTTAATTCTCTACCTTGCTTGTCTACTATTCCCTCTGCTTTTGTTAGTAAATCTAAACGAGCAGATTCAAGATTTGCCTGATCCCCAGTAAGTCCATTTATTAATTTTAATAAATCTGCTTCATCTTTCTTTGTTACATCTAAAGCTTTGCCTAAATTAACGATTTTGCCAACTGTATCTAGCACTGCGTTGTTTATGGACACACTAGTTTTCTCATCCATAACTTTTTTCTCAGCATCATGTATTAGACGTTTTCTAATTGGCTCTTCAGACTGGAGGAGCGTTAGTGAATCTTCGGCATCTTCTAAAGAAGCCTTATTAAGTTTTGCCATCTCTTTAGCAAACTCAACTCTTCGTTTAAACTCTTGGTTAGCGAGTCTTAATTCTTCCGCAGCCATATCTTCAAGATTTAAGCTTTCACCTAAATTTGCGGCCAACTCTTTAGCCGCGACACCTCGGAACTGTGTGCCGAATCTATCTTCTATGTCTTGTCTAGCAGACCGAACTCCTCCATCTATACCTCCTTCTCTAAACGCTGAAGGGAAAAATATTTGTGCAGCATTATCTGGAACAAGATCTGGTCTTGATTTTCTAACTTTTGCGATTTGAACTTCTTTCTTTTCTTGCGAAACTTTTAATTTGGCGACTTCTGCCTCAAAAGCTAATTGTTTACCAAACGCTTCTAATTCTTTTTGAGGAATAGATCTGGCAATCTCATCAGCTACTTTTTTGAAATTTTCTGCTCCTATATTGTCTAACTGTTTTAAAGCTCCTTCAAAAGTCTCTTCACTCATCGGTCCAATCTTTCTAACAGCCAAAGGACCGATGCCTTTCCTAGTTTGTCCAGCTTCAAACAGAGTATCTATTATTGCATTAACTTGAGCAGTTCTCCCTCCACCTTCAGGACCAAGTAATGGATTAGCTAAAGCTCGGGCTATTGATTCATTTAAAGTTTGCCTAGCCTTTTCATCGTCCCCTGGAAATACATTTGTTCCTATTGGACCAGTGCTCCTATCTCCTATAAATGGAGTTTGTCTAGCAATTCCTTCTGCTATATTAAGCAGTCCCCCACCAAGTCCCTTCAAAAGTCCTTCGCCACCTACAAGACCAAGCTCCTCTGCAAGAGTAGCATCTTGAATTTTACCTAAAGTTGTCGCAGAGGTTCCTACAAGCCTTTGACTTAATTTGTTCGCTTTTATTAATGACTCTTTTTGTAATCTACCTTCCAATTCTTCAGATAAATTAAGTTTACCTAATTGTTTCTCGAAACGAACTTGCGATTCTTTAGATGCTAGATCTCTTCTTTCAGATTCTGCTGCTCGGCCACTTAAAACTTCAAATGCTTTTGATAAACCAACAGCCGCTGCTGCTAACAAACCTAAAGGACCAAGCACTCTTGTAACTGCGCCACCCAATCCTTTTAGTAAGTTAAGACTCTGCGCTCCAGCTCCTTTGCCGATAAGTCCTCTAGCTCCTCCTCCTGCTGCGAAAGAAGCACTAGCACTACTCAGAATGTCTGCTCCCATTCGACCTGTTGCAAACCTGCCAACATTTTTAATTCCAAAACTTGAGGTAACAAAAGCAGCTGACATTGCTACGTTTAAAGCTGTCATAGCAGCAGACATAGCCTTGCTTTGATTTGTCATTTCACCCATAACAGGTGTCAACATCATAAATGCTGCTTGAACAGCGAAGATTTTCGTTAATAAATCTCCAGCCCCCCTACCGCCACCAGCACTAGCGGCGACTCTTGCAGTGTTTTGAGCCATTCTTTGATTCGCTCCTGTGTCTAAAGGCATTATACCACCCTGCATCCCTGCTCCAAAATAATTTGGTATAAAACCTTTGGCAGCATTTGGAATAGCACCAGTAGGCTCATCTCGCATATTCGTCACAGCAAGACCCATTGGGTTTCCAGCGTTTCTTAGTGAGGAATCTTGATTAATTCTGATCTGATTTATTGGTAACCCAGCCGCAGATTCTCTTGCGATAGCTTGGTCTAAAGCTCCCATCGCAAAGTTAGGTATGTATCCACCAGCAGCTCTTCCACGTTTTTTCTGAGCGCGAGTGGCTCTGGCAAGAATAAATTTACGCTCACTAGGATCATTTAAAGCTTTAAATATTAATGACTGAACAGCAGAATTAGAAGCCGTTCTTTTTCCATCTGCTCTAAACAAAGAATCAGTGAAACCAAAACTTCTTCTAAAAGCTTGATCTGCTCTTCCTCCTTCTTCAAAGTCAAAAGGCTCTCTTTCTGCTTCATGGCTTTTAAACTCTTTTATGCTTTTCGCACCTTGAGTAACCATTCTTATTGCTGACTCAAAAATACCACCCTCTACAGAGGTGCTAAATAAACCTGCGCTTTTATTCTTTTTTATTAAGTTATTTAACTGTTTATCTATTGCTAAAGCCTCATCATTATTAAACGGAATATCTACAAGCTCACTGCCATATTGAAGTAAAGGTGCGGCGAATAACCTGCCAATTTTTCTACGGTTTTCTGTTTCAGACATACCCCGCTTCATATTCCTCTGCATAGTTTGCAGATCAGAAACTTGCACACCACTAAATCTTATACCTGTAAATCCTCTTTTTAATAATTCTTGCGCTCCTACTGATTCACTGCCAGCAAGATTTGCAGATGTAATATCAGTTTTCTTACTGGGGAACATCGCTGCGACACCATATCTTGCTCCAGGAATCTCTAAAATACTTTGACCGCCCCCTCTTCCGAAAACATTTTTAGCTTGCGCTTCAGTAACTTTTACCCCACCTATGACCCTAGTTGCCCCTGTCCCAGATAGCGCTCTAAATTGTTCCATATTGGTTATACCCGCTCCTCTTAAAGCGCCAGCAGGACCAACTGCAAAGTTAGGTATAAACCCTCCAGCCGCACCAATACTCTTAGCTCCAGCTGGCATCCCCATAGAAGATACCATGTTCTGATTAAATATCGCAGTGCCTCCTGTGCCAGCAAAGTTAGGCACCATAAACTCACTAGTATTAGCGACCATTGTGCCTCGCTGTCCTCCACCAAAATTAAAGTTCGGTATAGCAACAGCTCTAGCAGATCTTGGAGCACCGCCAACACCTCTAGCTATGTCAGAACTTTCAGCAGCGAAGTTAGGAGCGTAACCCATAACTGCATTATAGCTTGGAATAAATCCACCAGCTCCTCTACCAAAAGCACCCCTACCTCTTGTTGAGGCCATAACTCCAGGTGCTACTTTAGCTGCTATGCCTTGCATTGTTTGCATTACAGAGAGCTGTTCCCTAAGCGCCGTGGTGAAAAATTTTGTTTGTTGTGCTTTCTTCTCTTCAGCACTTATTTGCTTTCTTTCTATCGCTAGAATAGCATCTTGAACTCCTTTATTATTTAAAAGAGTAGATGCTATTTGTCCTTGAAGAGTAGCTTGTTCCTTAGCTGCTTTGTTTATACCAAAGAAAGTTTGTAAGGAGCCAACTCCAAACTTTGCTAAGTCAGCAGTCAACTTTAAAATTATAGCTCCAAATATAGCTAACCCAGGTCCAGAGAGAACATTTCCTATTCCTTTAACTATACCCTTTGCAAACTTACTGCCTATACTATCACCTTCTAAAACTTTGTTTATGTTTTCTGCTAATCCACTAAAGAAACCAACAATAGTTTTTAATTGATCAGTTACTCCAATCTTACCTAGAGTATCAAATAACTCTTTTAAATTAACTGTCGCTGAATTAATAGCTGCTGCTAATGTCTTGTTTAAGGCTTCATTACGTTCATAAGCTGCTGTAGAAGCGTTTTGTGAAATTTGTGTTAACTTAATAGCAATTGATTGCTGATCGTTAAAGTCTTCCAAAATAGAAACAAAAGGTGCCACTTGGAATTTACCGACTAAATCCTCTGCTATTTGAAGTTGTTTTGCTTCAGGTAAATCTTGAATTGAAGCAGCTAAGTTTTTTATCAACTGTGTTGCGTTTAATATTTCACCAGAAGCATCAGTTACCTGCACTCCTAAATTCTGCATTGTTTCCAACTTATCCAGACTTTGTAGTCTAGTAAAAATTGTTTTAAATGAGTTACCAATAACAGCTCCTCCCCTTGAGGTCTTTTGCTGCACAGCACTGACAATACCCGCCAACTCATCAAAGCTGACACCAGCTTGTCCTGCCACAGCACCAGCTCGCTTAAAAGCTTCTGCCAAATCCCTCTCAGATACCGCAGCGTTCTTTGCAGCCTCTGAAAACTTGTTAACTACTTGTGTGCTTGTTATTCCTGATTTTTTAAATCCGTTGATAGCTGAAGTTAAACCTGCAACGGCTTCAGCGGCTCCTTGACCAGAGAGTCGGGCTAATATTAAAGCATCATTTAATCTTCCTGTTACTTCTTCAGCTGATAAACCTTGCCTACTTAACTCTAATGCTGCTTCAGCTACAGTGGAAAAAGATTGCTCTGTATTTCTAGCAACATCAAATATGGCCCCTTTGAATCTATTTAGTTCCCCAGTTGTCTTACCTAAGATGGCATTGATAGCTGCCATTGATTTTTCGACCTCAATTGTCGTTGTGACAAGATCTTTAAAACCTTGAGTTACAGCATTTAAAACTCCAACAGACGCACCGAAAGCTAACACCCTTGCGTTAGCGGCTTCCATTGATTTAGTGAACTGATCAGCTTTACCAGTTATTCTACCGAGAGGTTGGGACAAACCTTCGATACTTTTTGCGTTGGTGCCTAAATTTAATTTTAAATTACGCCCTGCTCTCTTTGCTGCGGCTTGTATTATTTACACAAAGATTTACACATCATGCCCAGCTAATCGCATCATTTGTTTCATATCTAATTTACCACCATGTTTTTCTAACTCTGAACTAAGAGTGACACCTCCTTTGGAACCACCAAGATCTGCCACATCTTCGTCTGTAGCTCCGAAAACAGCAGATGCATCAGCATCATCCTTAATCATTGGCTTATTAGAGTCTTTGTTTCTCTGGCTCTCTGAGAAGGCTAATAATTTCTTGGGATCTTCTCTTATATGATCAGGTATATCCTCAGTGTATTGAAAAATATTATGAAACATTCTACCAAATAATATAACTCTAAGTTGATAAACACTTAATTTAGTTATTGGCTTTTCATAAAAAGCGTAAGGATCTTCACAAAGCGAAAGATACATTGTAAAAAAAGGTCTTAATACAGCTTCTTGTAATCTATCGTCAGAAAGCTTCGCTTGAATGTTAGTTTGAAGACTTGTTAACTTATTAACTTCCCAGACTTCTAACTCCCCGAACTCTTCTTCTGTATATAAATGATTTTGTAATGACTTATCCTTAAACAACAAGAACCTTAGAATTTCATCATTACTTCTTCGATTAGCATAGTCTTCTGCTGTCTTGCCTACAACCTCTAGTTTTCTGCTCTCTAAATCAGCTAACTTTAATAATTTAGCATTTATGTCCTCTTGTAACTTTTCTCGCTGAGAACGAAGAGGTAAAACTTTTTGTGTTTTTTTCAGATTATCTGTTTCAAATCTTAAAGTGGATATTTCTGTGTCTTCTTCAGAGGACCACATACCATCTTCCATGATAGCTTTAATTCGATCATCTTTTGACTCTAAACCTTTTTTCAAGGCTATGTTCACATACTTGTCGTAATACTTGTGGAGATACCTTTGATCTTTTATACTAAGATGTTTTATATAAATATCTTTCTCTTGAAATGAAACTTCTGTATACCCGTCAAAAGCTTCACCAACTAAAGATATATAATATTCCTCTTTATATTTCACCTTTCTCCACTTTTTCTAAAAGTGAGCTAAACTCATCAGGAGTAGATGCTTGATTATAAAACCAAAAAGCTAAAACTGTTGTGACTTTTTGAACTAACTTACCATAAAAATCAGATGCCTCCTCCTCCTTCAAGTAATAATCTTCAAGTTTATCTTCAAAGTCTATGCCTTTAAAATAAGCTTCTGGTTCATCTTCACCCTCTTGTTGAAGATGCGTTAACATTAGAGTATACCAAAGAAGAAGACGATTTTGCGCTTTTATATCAGCCGTATGATCAAAGATGGTTTGCATTGAACTCTCAGCGTCCACCATTTGTTTTTTGCCTTTTACAATTTCATCTTTAAGTTCCTCTATACGTTTCTCTTCTTCTTTAGTCTTTTTTTCTGAGCTTTCTAATCTGATGTATTCATTCTGCAAATCAAAAACTTTTTTGTAAATTTTGTAGTAATCTCTAGACTCTCCCTCAGTAAAAACGCCACCTGTATCGCTATACTTTTTAAATATCATAGCTTTTGTGAGTATGCCTTTTTTAATACACCTACTCATTTCAACAGAGTATTCTAATTCAGCTTCTTCTAACTCGCGCCTTGATGGTCTTTTTAGACGAACTTGAACTGGGACTTTTTCTTTAACTTTTTTAGTTACAGTGGTCTCCTCACCAGTTTTTTTGTTTTTGCGCGTGTGGGTTTTCTCCACTTCTTTCTCTTCTTCTAGAGAAAACGAATATAATTCTTTAAATTCCATAGCCTTTTTCCTTATTTAAAAATAAAACTTACAGTATAATTATCTAACCCAGAGTCAAAATTTCTAATAGATTCATTGCCGATATCTAAGATTCTTTTTCTAATCCAGCTAACTTTTTCTGGGGTAAAGTGATTAGCAGTATTAATAATTTTGTGATGTTCCTCTGGTATGTTGTCGTAAAGCTTTTGATAATGAAAATCATGATCAGCTTTCATGTCCTCAAGCATTCCAAGCATTGTTTTGAAAAGCCTAGAAATTTGCTCGTTTGAATCCTTGCTCAACTTTTTTTTTGCATCCATGCCTTAATCCTATCTTATTATATAAATAAAAGTGTAAAAATCAATATGGCGGGATTTTTATCACAGAATCAAATAAATAAGATACGAGCTTTGAATGATACCTTGCACACAACTTTTGCAAGAACTATCACTGTGTATAAGAACGCAAAGACTACATTAATAGCATCTAATGATAACTGGAACGCTTTGTATGGAAGAACGAATACAGGATCGGATAGCTCTGTAGAATACAGTATTGCTTCTCAAGAATTTCAAGCTCGTATCTACTATGATAACATGGACACATCATACCTAACAGATGATGGACCTGGAGAACAAGCTGGCACACAAAATAAAGTGGTCGCTTCTGATGGAGTTGTGCGGATAGTTGTCAACGAAGATGGATATAACTATATCAATGAGGCTCGTAGAGTAGAGTTTGATGGCACAAAGTTTTTAATAGAAAGCGATGGAAAACCAAGGGGTTTAACGTCTAACCAGTTTTATGAGTTTGAACTAAGTCCTGTAGAATAACCATAATGGCTAGATTAGATGCAGATGTCAGACAAGCTATTAGGAAACAAGCTCCTAAAGTAGCTAAAAAAGATATACGTAAAGAAGTAGAGAAGAGATTTAATAAGGTAAAAGATGAGATGATCGCAGAATTTCTGGCTCATCCTGTAACAAAAGAAATAGCCTCTGGACCAAATGGCTCTAATACAAGTGGCACGTTAGGTGGCGTTAGTAATCTTTTTGCCTTCATAGGTTTTGATAGTGGAGATCAGCCTATACTTCCTATTCTAGAATTACTTAAAAAAACAGATATAATATTTAAGAGAGATTTGAAAGGTAGATTTGTAGGCTCAGAGTTTGAAATTACTTTACCAACTAGAGAGCAGATTTTTGCTATAACACCTTTACCATATATTGGTGGGCGAAGCTGGTCAGAGGGTATAGAAAGAGGAATATCTGGCTTAGGTTTCTTGATAAGAAAAAAAGCTGGTAGGTCAGGATCTGCGATACAAACCCGTGTAAAAGTAAGGAAGGGTAAGTTTCAAAATGTTCCTTACATATCCTCTTTACTTAACAAATATAATAAAAAATTTAAAGATCTAAAATGAAAGAACAATTCCAACACAAGATAACGAACTCATTCATTTTATGGTTTGACAACTTTTTACTAACAAAAGGAGAAGCTTTTAGTAATAAAACAGGAACTCTTTTTAATTATACTGATTCTAGACTAGATTCTAGATTCACACCATATGGGAGTGCTTATAAACAGTGGGTAACAGACTCTTCAGTAACAGGTGCCACAATACCTTCTGGCGTTTTTATTAATGGAAACTTTTCTGGTCGTGATGATGGTGTAGTTTTAGACTTTGATAACGGAAGAGCACTAATATCTGGAGATGTAACCACATCGACTGTCACTGGTGAATTTGCTGTTAAAGATTTTAATATTTACCTCACGAATGATACAGAAGATGATATAATTGTAGAAAACAAATATGTTGTTAATTCTAGACTACCCTCTATCACAGAGACTAATATAACGCCGTATGATGATGTTGTGCCAGCTATATTCATTTCTACAACAAGAGGAGAGAACGCTCCTTATGCTTTAGGAGGATTACAAAATAGTAAAATAAATGTAAACGCTGTGGTCTTAGCAGAAGACACTTACGGACTAGATGGTGTTTTATCAATATTTATGGACTCTGTTGATGAGTGTTTCGCAGAGCTGCCGATGAAAGAATATCCAGTAACAGAATTAGGAGATCTAAAGGATAACACATATAATTATACAGGCACAGCGGCAGGTTTTGATGGTAACCTAAAATTTTATGTAGATAGGGTAACAACATCTAAACTTACTGACAGAGAAAGAAACATATTAGCTAATGAATTATATGTTGGATTTATAGACTTTGACATAAATATGGCTAGGACAAGGTTCAGCTAATTTTTCACATTTTACCTAGAAAACTGTAAACAAGAGAAAGAATCTTTTATCATGGCCAGAAATAGAGTAATTTACCAATCGGAAGCTTTATATGTAGGGCAAGATGCGTCACTTCTCGCAGCAGTCAACCATAACCAAATCGAGAGAACGCAGAGCGCCAATTTTAGCTATACAATTAACAGGCAGGACATTAACCAGTTTGGAGAACTCGCAAGAATTGACTCATTAATTCTCGATCCTCCAACTGTATCGACTGACTTTTCTTATTATTTAACGGACGGTTTTAACGAACAAGCTTTAGGTTTCTTCGTTAATACTGGAGCAGCAGGTGTTAATGACGGTCAGTTCGCATCTGGCCATTTAATCGGGAGTTCTGGTCGTAACGTATTTATTGTTACTGGCCCTGAAGGAAAAGACCTTAACGGCGCTGGCGCTATTGCATCTGATGACAAAACAATTGGTATCGGTAACTGCTACTTAAGCGACTACAGTGTCGATCTTTCTGTTGGATCTATTCCAACTGTATCAGTTACAATGGAGGGTGCTAATGTCCGTGCGGACGCAGGTGGTGCCGCAATAGACAACCCAGCAGTTGATCAAGAAGCTGGAACAGCTTATGGTGGAGTTGCTCAAGTATTATTACCAGCCCCAGTAACTGGAACTAGCACCGCTGGAATTAGCGCTCTTCGCCCAGGAGATGTTACTGTATCTCTTACAGCGTTTGATGGATCTACCGTAGCAGATTTAGCTGGATCTGATGGAGCGCACGTTCAAAGTGTTTCTCTCAGTGTTCCGCTTTCTAGAAGCCCCCTGCAAAGACTTGGAAGTAGATTCCCATTTGCTCGGGAAGTTGATTTCCCAGTTGAGGTTAGCATGAGTGTTAACGCTTTGGTTAATGAAATCGGAGCAATGCAGTTAGCCAGTGTTTTAGAGTCTGGCTTCCAAGCAGCCAGTGTTACTGTAAAAGACGAGGATGGAGATCAAGCAGTTAAATATACCTTATCTGGTGCTAAAATAGATAGTGAGAGCTTTTCTTCTTCTATCGGATCTAACCAAACAGTTGATCTTACCATTAGCGCACAGATCGGTGGAACTAATGATATAAGCGCTGGATTATTCATGGAAGGCGCTAACCGTATTCATAGATCTGGATTTAACGGCAGACCTGGACCAATGTAATGGCACTTAGCGACTTCAATAAAAAGGCCGCGCATCATAAAAAGTTTGCAGAAGCTTCACCCACTCCGAAAGGGGTGGGTGAGGCTATTCCTTCAAAAGCTCCTTCTAAGAAACTGAAAGATAGATTCCCTACTATATGGGATTTAAAACATCACATAAGTCAATCTAGCCATAAATCTGTGGCTGATTTATGTAGCTCATACGGAGCTAAGGACGCTGGCGATCTGTTAAATTTATATAGAGAGCAGTAATTAAGTGTAAGTCACATAACTTACTCCACCAACTCCGCTAGAATCTATACCGCCTAACTGTCTAGGCTGCGCTTGGTATATATTATACTGGGCTGCTAATTGTGTGACTCTATCCATACAGTCACTAGCAAGACCTCTGTAGACTTTAGATACTTCATTGCGATTAACGAACGTAACGGCGCTCTCACCGTCTCTGAGTGATAAAATGTTGTCACCACTCACGGAAGAGTCTGCAATGCCTCTGAGGGCGTTTCTGGCCTGTTTATTGTAGTAATTAGAAAGGTATAACTCTTTGAGCACACTTTGTGCTTCTACATCGATTGCTCCATAACTACCAGTGGCTTCATCGCCAAAAAAATCAGTATACAAATAAGTGTTAACTTGCCCTAAGTTTTCATTTAGCCAACCGCTAACAGCAGCCACAGTTGCTATACCCGTGTCACTATCAAATTCTGTGACAACTATTCCAGATGCTAGGTCTTCTAATACGTTCGGCATGTTATATATTACACAAGCTTTAGCTGTTTAACCAATCCATAAGTTCTTTATGTTCAGGATTATTAGGATCTAATTCAAAAGCGGGTTTTTCTTGAGGCTGTGTAAATCTATTACCTCTGCTTTGATGCCTATGAAATTCCTTAATAATATTATCTTTTAAAGCGTTAGGTTGATAGTAAGGATTGATACCAACTTTCCTAGCAAAAGATTGTAAGTCTGCTTTAGTCATTCTACTAAGTTTGCCTTTTAAAATATTTAAATCATTAGTGCCAAAGTTATTGGTTTCACCAGTGCCATAAATAACTTCAACTTCTTGTAACACTTCTTGATATCTAGCTGTGCTTGTCTCTCCTTTACTTTTAAGTTCTTCTAGCTCCTCTAAAAGACCCTTCTTTGCAGGTTGTTCTTGACCAGTAGTGACCTCTTTGTATGGAGCACTTTTCTTTTTACCTGTTTTTTTCTTAGCCATATACTATTATATACACTTAATAAATAAATTACAAAAAAAAAGCCGCCCCCGCAGGGACGGCTTCTTTTATATTTAAGGTTTGATTACTGACCTTTAATGAGTCCGAGCAGGACGCGATTGTCGAGAACGATACGGCCCTCTTCGATTTGACCGAAGTAACCGATTTTGTTCTGACGAATGCTATACTGATCATCAGCGACCAGATTCATCTCACTCTGACTATCAGGATCAGTAGCAACAACACGCATGAGCGAGTCACGGGTCCGATCAACACCGACGATGATCTCGTCAGATGCACCATCGAACACAGCGGAACGAGCGCCACCGAAGGTCTTGTAAGCCTGAGAACCAGCAGCGTTGTCAAACAACGTGTTGAACTTCTGGCCTTTACCGAATTCGTTGAATTCTAAGATGTTGACACCCATGAAGCTGTCAAGACCTGCATTCTGATAAAGCTCGTTACGGAGCTGCTCAGGAGCAGGAAGAACAGTAGATTCAGAAGTGTCAGGCACAGCAGTGGTGTTTACAGGGTTGTAAGCCATTGCACGGATGCTTCCAACAACCTCTGGTGAACAAACGATATCAGTGATACCGCGAGTCCGAGTTGCAGGAGTTCCACCAATCCAAGAGGTATTAACCCGCTTTGCAAGAGTCATCAACTTGTTAAAGTCATCAATCAAAACAGTATCAGCAGTTACCGTCCTGAACACCTGCACATCACCAGCGAGGGGAGAAGACTTGATGGTAGCGCCAGCAAGAGAACTCATGACAAGAGTAGCAGAAGTGCGATCTTGCTTGAGGAGAATCTCTTGAGCAACGCGAGTGAAAGTCTTGCTCACAACATCCATGCGGCTTTTAGCAGCATAGCGACGATCAAAGTCAACAGCGGAATCAAGAGTGTAAGTGGCGACCTTCAGCTCAGAAACAGTCGGAAGAACCTGACTGCTAGGAAGTCCACCAGCATGACTCTGACTCCACACCTTGACGTAATCTTCGTCAGCGATGTCGTAGTAAAGATCAAGCGGAATGCTTGGGTTATCATCAGCGTCGAACTGAAGCGACTGGAAAAGGCTGCTTACGGTAGGTGCATTGTTGATGACCTCGGCCAAAACTGGTCCGATGAATTCAGCAAGTGCCACCTGCGCCTCGTATGCAACATTGCGATTACGAGAAGCCATAGCTTTAATAAGCTCGACTTGTTCGGGAGTTCTTTTTAAAGTAATTTTCATGTTATAAAGTCCTTTCTTTTATTAGTTACAATCAAACGATACGACGATGTAATTACCAGAGAACTGATCTGTGGTGTTACCCTCGTTAGCGCGGGTTCCAGTTCCAAGAACGTGACCAAAGACCTTATCCTCGTCTACTAGATCACCTGTGGTAATAGTTGTAGCAGTAACAGTGGAAAAACCAGTGATTTTACCAGCGTTAGAAGAAAGCTTAATCCTATTTCCTGGGGTGTAGCTAGTGAGAGGCCCGTCAAATGCAGCAGAACTTAAGGTAAAGATACCCTTAGTCGCGATAGGAACAGCTTGTCCTGGGAGCATCGCTTGGAGTTCCTCTTGCTTCTGTGGGTTATAAAGAAGCTTTTCGCCGTTCTCATCATTTTTAGCGGTTTGGAAGAGAGTCATGCCGATGCAATGATCCTCGTCAGCAGCGCCTGTAATTTTAAGATTAACTTCAGGATACATCTCCGTAGTTCCAAGGAACGGATAACTGGTATCACCCAGATAAGAGTTCGTTTGGTAAGTTATTGGATCTGCATCAAAGTTACCGTCAGCGACTTTAACAAAGAGGCCAGCATCGCCAGCCCCTGAGTCGGTCGTAGCCGTATTAACATCACTCGCAATTACCGAGAAGAGGTTAACGACATCGTGATCAGAATATTGTCTGAATGGTAGAATTCGTAATGCCATGATTTTAGTTGGTTATTAATTAAGAAATTTCAATATTATCGCGGGAAAATGCGCTCTTGAACTTGTCACGAAGAGAAGGCTCCTCAGTAGCTACAGATTCATTTGCATTAGAAACACCAACATCAGTAGGCTCTGCGTCATCAAGAGCTTCTTCCAACTCAACTTCTTCTTCAGAAGCGTTAGATACCCTCTTGGCGACTTCCTCATCAATACGAGCTTGAATCTCAGCATCAAATTCGGCTTGCACCTCTTTGTTCTTATGTTTCCAAAGGACTTCCAGCTTGGATGCAAATGCTTCATAAGCATCGGCATCATCAAGATCCCTAAGCTCAGTAGCAAGAAATTCGCGGTCTTGATCATCAAGTTGGAACTTCTCATCCAGAGAATCCATACGCTCATTAAATGAGGCAACGGCTTCTTCAGCTTTCTTGTCCTGTTCAAAAGCAAGAATGCGCTCATTGGCAGCATTCAGCTTTTCTTCCATATCAGAAACCGAGGACTTCAACTCCTCGTATTCCTTGATTGCGCCCTCTTTGGCTGTCTTCTCTGCTTCAACATCCTTGCGGTATTGTTCATCCCGCTGACGGATAGCATCTGCAAATGTGTCAGTCATCGAAGCGACAGCTTCCTTGGAGAATTTCTTCTCGCTCAGAAGCTCCTTAAGTTCGGTAAGAGTCTTTTCAATTTCCATGTCGATAAAGTTCTTTTCGTTGTTTACATTTATTTCACGGTTTTGTGAAATTTTATCCCTTTTATCCCTTATAAAAAACTGGGATTTTTTAGGTGGTTCACCATACAGACCTTTGACTTGAGCTGCTGGGTTCAGAGTGTAAGCTATACCAAGAGGGTAGATATCACCCATGATTAACCTGTTAATAGTCTCTCCTTTGTCAGTCTTTCCGTTACCACCAAAACTTCTTAAAAACCCCTGTAATTTAAGTATTTCATCAGGGTCAGATACGATCCTAGATTCACTTAAAAGGTCACTGCCAACAGCTAAAACATAGCTATTGAAACCAACCTCCCAGCTGGCAGATACCTTTTGATAACTACCGTTTTCTGGGTC